CGCAAGAACTTGTGGTCCCCGGCAAAACGTTTGCCGTATGCAACGCGCAATTGGTGGATAGGGTCGGCCCGTGAGGAACACACTGATCAGGATGATGGGTGTGGCGCTGCTGATCGGGGCCATCAGCTTTTGCATGGGGGTTTACACCCTTTTGTCGGGTCCGACGGATTGTCGGGTCCTGACGACCGACCACAGCGCATTATACGCCGACCGTATGGCGGTTAGGTGGGTTGGTATGGACCGTTAGAACGAGTGACGGTAACTTGTATGGCGTGATACAGTGTCTCACATTCCATACCGTTTAAAAGGAAGCATCTAGTGTCTAAGCGCGTTCCCCTAGATCAGCGCAAGCCCATGGGCCGTCCTAAAACGCCCATCGATCTCAAAGCCGTGGAAAATGCCGCGTCCATTGGATGCACGCCTGATGAAATCGCTGCCGTGCTGGGTATATGCCAAGCGACGTTTTTCATCAGGAAGGCCGCTGAGCCGGAAATCAACGAAGCTATCGAACGGGGCCGGAAGCATGGCCGCGCCACACTGCGGCGGTTGCAGTGGCAGGGGGCACAGGCAGGCAACCCCACAATGCTTATATGGCTGGGCAAGCAGCTACTCGGCCAGAGGGACAAGTTTGACCATGCCATCTCCACCCCCGTTAGTGCAGCCACAGACGCCGATCTCCTCGCTATCGCGAGCGCAGGCGGCAGCGCTGATACTCCATCGGAGGGAGTGCAGGAAAAGCTTTCGGGCGTTTTGCATTGAGGCACTTAAGCCGTTTGGCCGCACGCCAGCGCCACATCATCTATTGGTAATCGACGAGCTTCAGGGCTTGTCTGACGGCTCGTATGACCGGCTGATGGTATCAATGCCGCCAGGATCGGCAAAATCTTTTTACGCAAAGCTGTTTATTGCGTGGTGGCTGGCCAAGGGCAATCAGAACGTCATAGGGGCATCGCATACCGGCGATTATGCCGACAAGATCAGTCGCGAAGTCAAACACATCATCGTCGAGAATTCATCGCTGCTTGGCTACGGGCTTACCCGTGATGCTGTGGACCTATGGGGGACCACGAATAACGGGGAATACAAGGCAACCGGCATAGGTGGCTCAATCGCTGGGTTCCGCGCCGATCTGGCGATGATCGATGATCCTGTGAGGGGCCGTGAACAGGCGGAAAGCGAGACATACCGCGAAAAGGCTTGGGATTGGCTGAACGCCGATCTGCGGTCGCGTGCAAAGCCTGGGCAAAAAATCGCGCTCATTATGACCCGCTGGCACCAGGATGACCTTGGCGGCAGGCTTCTTGCGGCTCAGGGTGATAGATGGCGCGTGGTAAGCCTGCCAGCCCAAGCGCTCGATAATGACCCGTTAGGCCGCGCACCAGGGGAATGGTTGTGGGATAACGATCCCAACTATCCATACGGCCAGGAACTTCGCAGTCAGAAAGCCGAATACGAGCAAAATGGCGCAATGCGGGATTGGCAATCGCTATTCCAGCAAGACCCTAAATCTCCCGAAGGCGCGCTATTCAAGATCGCCAACATTCAGATATTGGACGAAACGCCCAACCTGCGGGGCGCGACCATTGGCAGTGGATGGGATTTTGCGGCGACAAAAAAGATCGGCACAAACAACCCCGACTGGTCAGCGCGCATTAAAATGGCGCGATTGCCAAGTGGATTGTATGTCATCCTCGACGCGTGGCGCGACAGGGGCGGGCCGGATGAGGTTGACGGGTGGCTTTTGAACATCAGCACGCAAGATCGGTTGGACACACCGAGCGTCAAAATCAGCCTACCGCAAGACCCTGGAGCCGCCGGAAAGTCCAAAAGTCTCGCAAATTCCCGGCTTTTAACCGGACATAACGTTATTATCACCCCAGAACAGGGGGATAAAGCCACTCGCGCGTATCCCGTGATCTCACAAGCCAACGCCGGGAACCTCGCGATAGTCAAAGCGCCGTGGAACCGAGTGTTGATTGATGAAATGGCAGCGTTTCCGAACGGGACGTATGACGATCAGATTGACGCGTTGTCGCGAGCATTCTCTATCGTTGGATTGGGAAACCGGCCTATATCCATATCCAACGAGTTATTGGCAGCACTGGGGCAGCGTTGATGGATATCTGGAAGACGATCAGGGGTCGGTGGCAGCGCGCCGCACAACCCAGCCCAGCGGCTCGTATGGCCCCCGTGTTTGATCGTCCAGACCTGACTTCGCCCCCTTTGCGTGTGACGCAACATATGTTGGACGAACTTTCTCGGAAAACTGGAACGAGGTCAGGCACGCCACCGCGTGATCCGTTCACCGGCTTACCCAAACCGCCTCCGGGCGTGATCCCTGATGGCCCTAAACTGGCAATGGACAGTGCAATAGGCCAACCCGAGGCGCAGCAATTCTTTGCGACATGGGCAACCGCTGGGGTGTGGGGCGAAGGGCAGTATTTTCTCGGCTACCCATACCTTGCCGAATTGGCTCAGCGACCGGAATACCGACACATCAGCGAGACTATCGCGGGGCTGATGACGCGGAAATGGATCAAACTGATAAGCGCCAGCGACACCGAGAGCGGGGCGCTTGCGGACAAGATTACAAAACTCGACGAAGCGATGAAGCGATACGATCTGCGTGGGGCGTTTAACAAAGCCATGACCCTTGATGGTTTCATGGGTATGGGCATGATCTACGTCGATCTTGGGGTGACGGACAATCCCGACGAACTGAAAACGCCGTTGCTGCGGGATAAAACCGGTAAATTGACCAACGCTAAGATCGATAAGAACAGCCTTAAAGGGTTTGTCGCGGTCGATCCGACGTGGGTATCGCCCATCGTCTACAATTCAACCAACCCCCTAAAGCCCGATTTTTATCAGCCGTCCGAATGGTATGTGATGGGCCAACGGGTTCACGCCGACCGATTGTTGATTGTCCGCTCGCGTGAAGTGCCAGATATTCTCAAAGCCTCATACAATTTTGGCGGCTTATCGATGTCGCAGATGGCTAAGCCATATGTAGACAACTGGCTTCGGACCCGTCAAAGCGTGAGCGACCTGTTGCACGCGTTTACCGTGTTTGTGCTGAAAACCAACTTCAACGCGTTGGCGGCGGATGTGGGTGCCATGATGGCCCGCATTGCGGCTTTCGTCCTTGGTCGCGATAACAAGGGCGTTATGCTGATTGACAAGGAAAGCGAAGACCTAACCAACATCTCGGCCCCGCTTGGCTCGTTGGACAAACTCCAAGCCCAAGCGCAAGAGCAGATGGCCAGCGTGTCTCAGTTGACGCTTATTTGGTTGCTGGGCATTACCCCGACTGGACTGAACGCGACTGCCGAGGGCGAAATCCGGGTTCAATATGACCGCATCAAAAGCCTGCAAGAAAAAGTGTTCGGCGCAATCCTGACCGATGCGTTGGAGATTATTCAGCTATCCGAGTTTGGCGAGATTGACCCCGGCATCGGGTATGAGTTTTTGCCGTTGTGGGAACTGGACGATGCAGGCCGCGCGGCAGTCGAAAAAACCAAAGCGGATACCGATGCGGTTTACATGACTGAGGGTGTCGTCACGAATGATGAAGTCCGCGACCGTCTAGCATCCGATCCGCTCAGCCCATACCACGGGTTGAAAGGTGCCGCCCCCGAACCGCCGGGAATGTTTGACGCTGGGGTAAACCTTGACGACGACGATGCGGACAAGATCGCGGGGCAAGGCGCAAGCGGGGGCCAAACGGGCGCTAACAGTGGGGTTTGACGCAACATGAATATTGATTTACATCTCCCAAAGATCAGGGTGTTGGGGCGGCTTATTCCAACATTAAACGACATCGAAGAAAGCTAGTGAGTTCGCAAGAACTATATGGCTTGAGTGGCCATTGAAACTCTAGAGGTGCGCCCTGTTCCCAAAACTTATTGCTCCCACACGCCGCCCTATTGTCCTTCCGCCCGTGCGGCCTAATGTGGGGGTGCAGATTGCCTATCAGCGCAAACTCGACGCGTTGATTGACCGAATGAGCCGCGATGTGGACCGCGCCATCCGAGCGATGTGGCGCGTGAAAACGCCTATTTTGGCATCCGATGAAAGTTCCCCAGCCGCGTTCCGTGCGTTGTTTGGTGGGTTAGGCCAGGAATGGGAGCGCAAGTTTAATGAGTTTGCCCAGAATGAAAGCCGAAAATTCTCTGGCCAATCTATAAACGGCGCGGATCGGGCGTTAGCCGCGTCTCTGCGGAAAGCTGGGTTCAGCGTCCAATTCAAAATGACGCCAGCGGC